TAAGGCAAGACGAATGCCTGTCTGAACTGCGGCCACACCCAGCTTGAGTAGACCGGGTATAACAAGAGCCGTCATAACCACAGCGGCGGCTGTAGCTCGCTCTATGAATGTCTGAATTTCTTCTTCAGTAAGAGATTTAATCCAGGCAGAAACGCTGCTAAGAGCTTTACCAAGAGCTAGAAAGCTATCAGTAAGAAATTTGCTAACGCCAAAGGTTTCATCAATTGCTCCAACAAGTTCAATAAATCCATTGTGGGCAATAGTAGTTGCATTCTCAATCGTAAAAGCCATTTTCTCGGCTTGTGCGATAGTAACTCCAAAACCTTTAGCCAATGCTGCGACAAATTCTTTGGATGTGACTGTACCAGCCAACATCTTATTGCGCAATTCACCAACGCTAATTGCACCTCCAGCCCATCCGCGCGCCGCAGCTTGCGCGATAGGGAGAGCGCCTTCTTGAATAGAGTTAAATTCTTCGGCGCGGACCGTTCCCGAGCCCATCGCCTGAGTAAACTGGAGCAAAACACCTTGAGCCTGGCGTGCACTAGTGCTTTGAAGTTTTAGAGCAGAGGCAACACCTTCGACAGTATATCTAACTTGTTCATTAGTTAAACCTAGATCCTGGCCAGCTACAGACGCTCTACGAAAGAGCATCTGAATATCGTTGATGCCTTGACCAGTTTTATTTGCAATGGAATATAGATCTGCTTGAGTCTTAGCAAGATCATCGCCTGCCTTACCAACAAGTGTAAGACTGTTTTGAAATTGGATATTAACATCAATAGCTTTAGTGATTGCTCCAACGACCTGTCCAAAGATAATAGCAGCTACAGCAGTATAGGCCTGCCTAACAGTTAAAAGAGAGGAGCTTAAACTGTTATTGGAATTGGCAGCTTGACGGGTAGCAGATGCTCCCGCGTTAGTTGCCTGCGTCGCTTGCGTGGTAGCAGCAGCCGCATTGCGTTGGGCAGTAGCGGCCGCGTTAGTTGCTTGTGCTGCTGCGTTCTGTGCGTTAGCTATTTGTTGGGCCGCACTTATTGCTGCCTGACCGCTCGCCTGAGCAGCGGAAGCAATAGCATTCATGCCCGCACTAATACGGCCAGATGCTTGAGATACTGATGCGCTAGCCTTATTAGCGTTAGAAGCGAAATTCTTTAATTCGTTACTTGCACGTTGAAGTGCAGCCGTGTCAATATCAAAGCCAAGGCGAGCAATATCGGCCATTATATTATCTTGCGCCCCTTGGTCTTGGTCGAGTATCCGGCGGCGGAGGTTTATTTCGTTCTTGTTCTCGCGATACCGCTTGTCTATAATCGGTATCAATATCCAAGATCAAACTAATCTCCGCCGTCGTCAACTCAACTGAATTTAGCTCCATCCAACCTATGATCTGATCGGGCTGGAGTGCTTCCGGCCCGTTCATACCACTATGTCTCAGTCGCGATATAGAGAAGAACAATTGAACAATATGTTCTTCCGCAACTGTCAAATCTATCGGGTCAGGGTTTAAATTGTCGAAACCGAAGGCTTCGTTCCGTTCACGTCTGGTGCGACCGTTTTTGTCACGGGTGGAGTCGAACTCGATAAGCTGGGAGATATAGGACCCGATGCGTTCGGAGTCTTCGGCATAAAATTTTCGAGGTTCTGGCCTGCCTCTTTAACCTGAGCATAGAGCCAGTTAATTTCGCCGAGAAGCTTAATAGCAAGACTCATATTGAGTTCAGGCTTAGTGCCATTATAGTTCGCATCCTCTCCACTATCGCCCTTCTCCCACTTCCACCAAGCAATAGAAGCGGCCGTTTGTTCAAGCTCATTCTGTTCAAGCTCTTCAGCAGTAATTTTCTTCTGCTTGGCTCGATTAGCCTGTGCCTGAGCATTTGTATGCCTACGCATAACCGCCTTACACTGTTCAGATGAGGCAGAACGAATCCCCATCGTAAGGCCAGTTTTAATTTCGCTATTCGGATACGTCACAACCAATTCGTGGATATGTTCGTATACGACGATTTTGCCAATATCCATTTGGTATACTCCTAGGTTGCTTCGACGATTACTTCAAGCTGCACAAGTCCGAGCTTAAAGATTTCGAGATTAAAGTCCTCATTACGTCCGTTAGGACGTGTCGGTCCAGTTACCAGACCGCGCATATAGTAGCGCGTTCCATGACCCGGACCTGTGACCTTGTCATCATCCTCGACTTTGAAGGCCCAATACTGTTTCGTAATAGCACTAGACCGCATAAGATCCTGACCTGCATCAGAAGCATTACGCGCCATCTCAACTTCAGGATCACCAGCGTTGCTGATACCCTTCTGCTTCTGCGTAACATCTGTACTAAGTTCGTCATAGTTGACGATATTCGTATCGGTACCAGTCTGTCCGATCGAACCAATATTTTTGACCTCAACCCAAGTCAAGCCCTCATAACCTGCCGAATTAACATCAATAGGCTGGGCAGTCGCGCAAATAAAGAATTTGCGACCTTTATTCGTATTAGCCATAGGTCAACCCTCCTTTAAACAGCATCGGAAACGATTTCAAGCTGAACAAGTCCCAACTTGTAAATCTCAAGGTTAAAATCCTCGTTCCGACCATTCGGACGGGTAGGACCAGCAACTAGGCCACGCATAAAGTATTGCGTGGGATGCGTAATAGCTGGCGGCATATCAGCATCTTCAATCTTAAAAGCATAGTACAGTTTTGTCGCAGACGCCACGCGCATTGCGTCTTGGCCAGGATCAGCCGCATTACGAGCACATTCGATTTCTGGATCGCCTGCGTTAGCAATGCCTTTTTGCTTCTGCGTGACGTCAGTCGACAGTTCGTCATAAGATACGATGTTTACATCGGTACCTGTTTGACCAATTGATCCGACATTCTTAACCTCAGTCCAGAAAAGAGCCTGATAGTTAGCAAGAGTCTGATCAACTGCCGCTTCTTTAGGAATAGCATTTCCTGCGACTGTAGTGCTAATGAAGATTTTTCGGCCTTTATTGGTATCAGCCATTGAGAGTCTCCTTATTGACTACCCTTCAGATAGACGTCTCATAGTAGATGCTGACCGGCAACTCATACTTGACGTCGGTCGGAGCGGCAGTCCCCAGGACTGGCCGTTTCGATATGACTACCTTGGTATTGTTCTTAGTTAGACGAAGATTCTTCGGAAAGAGTGCAGCAATATCTCCCGCACGTTTTCGAGCTTCTCCCGGACCTTCACCTAAAGGACAACATACCATCATCTGCAAAATTCCAATAAAGAAATCTTCGTAGCTAAGAGTTATCGGTCTACTACCATTCCGAAAATGAGTTACTTCAACGTATGCAGAACCACTTGTGGGAGGTATAGCATCATAATTCGGAAAAACTAAAGGTAGATCCGTATACTCTTTAGCCTTAGTGAATAAGGCAATTTCAACATCTTCTTCTACACTCATTTGAACCGAGCCTTGACATCGGCAACTGCGACGTCAACAAATTGGTCCCATTTCTGTGCCGCTAAACGGGTAAAGGCGTGTTTACGCTCTTGTTCGTTGGCGTAATTAGCCCGGAAACTAAGAGATACAGTTTGACCGATTTGTGAGTTGTTAACCACACCTCTAATCTGTGCGGTCGGATCACTTAGCGTCATGTCCTCAGTAATATCGATATCTGCGTTGGGTCCACCATTGATGGTCGCTTCCAACGAATTACGAAGATTCCCTTTCCTGACCGGCATGTTTCCGCCCGCTTTAACAGGCCGGCGTACATCATCAACAAGCAGCATGATCGCAGGCTTATGCACCGTTTCAACGCGGAGGTTCACCTTCTTGACCCAATTATCAAGATCCGCCTTAAAAGATGCAGCCATCTAACCCTTCACGAAAATAAAGAATGCAGATACAGTACCAGCAGCAGGAACGCGCTCGATTTTATTGATACGATGGATAACACCATCAATAGAAAGTTCGTCGCTCATCTGTGGTTCGATCTGAACTTCTGTACCATTAAGCCAGAAGAATGGTGAAGTATAAACCTGAAGGTCATCATACTTCACCATCTCCCCATCAACATAATCTGCCGATACACCTAGTACCGCAGCCTCTAGGTCATAGACATTATACGTTGATGAACTCGGTGTATATGGAGCATCGGGTTCAAGCAACGCGGAAGTCTGTCTTTTCAACTGAACTGTCCCAGTCTTAAAGCCATGTATAATGTCTTTGGCAGCTAGTGCCATTTCATCGTAAAAGCTCATCGGATCACCCGATCACCTCCGTATCCTTTACGCAGCAAATCTTGCAACAGCAAGTCCGCCGCAGGATACGGTCGTACGTACATCACTTGTGCGCCATAGCCGCCTATGGGCTGATACTCTCGTTCAATTTCGCCAACCCGTTCTTTTACAGTAACAACCCCGACACC